AAAGTGAAATATTTAATGTTACGAAAAAGTGATGCGGCAAAGTTACGAGTTACACGTAATGCTGTAGCCTGTGTTTGTCGATGTGATAAGTGTGCGTGTGGTTCCGATGCGCTCGTACCACTTCATGTTGGTCAGCCTGGAGTTGACCGCCCCGATTTTAGTCACCGCTTCCGGATCGGTGGCGTTGCACCGCGGAAACAGGACCAGCGGTGTCAGCGTATAGTCCGGAGTGTATTCAGCTTTGTCAGCCTGGTAGACCTGCATGTCCGGCACGCTGCCCACCACCTCGATGTTACAACTGGTTTGTAACAGCCGGTAGTTGATTTCTATTTTTCGTTGCTTTGTTGCCATTGTATAAAACCATTTTAAAATGTTACAAAATTCTCCGCCACTTCAAACTGCTGCCCGTCACGCAATAACGCCTGTGCTTTAAACGTACACACCCGCATGTTGGTATAATTCGGTCCGAGATCATCTATCGTCAGAGGAAGATTTTTCCCGGCGCCGGCACGCTTCACCGCCCATGCGTTATCTTCTGATACATTCCCGGTATCACGCGTCCAGCTCACATCAGCGTCAAGTATATGATCTGTCACGTCACGGTTGTACAGCTTGCCGGTAATATATAACGTTGTGGAAAAAGTCTCGATATCAAAATACCACCCCTTTGTGCTGCCGATCCCTATCGTAAATTCCGGGTTCCCTTCCAGCATCGCCCATCCGGCCGCCGCATATTGCGGTTCGTCGGCTGTTCCCGTCATCAGGCACTTCCATTTGCAGCCGTAGTGCCAAACCGTGTCCGCCCGCTCCTGCGTATTGGTGTAAGGATTGTCAGAGGACGCGACTTCGGCCGACCAAAAGCCACGGTCCACCAGTTCCTGTACGGGCAGTCCCTGCCAGTCCACCCGGTAAAGTTCACCGAAGATGCCGGCACGGGCGAATATGTACGAGTGCTTATAGTTGACGGGGAGATTGTCAAACAAATCCAAATTGGGCAAACGCCCCAATATCATGTAATAGTTGTTCTGTTCCAGGACAGGTTTCGTTACTCCTTCCAGCCATACCAGGCACTTGTCCGTGGTGGCGGACAAATACCAGTAGCTTTGCCTGTCCTCATTGATGGCATTGCCTCTGCGCGTGATAATCATCAGCTCAGTAGGGGGATAGTTCCGGCCTCCCGGCACCTCGCTGTCCGGATACACCAGTACCGAGATGGAGTTGGCCGCTATGTTCTTGAACAGCACGCGCATCCACGAGGCGTAATACTCCCCCGTTGAAAAGAGGTTGTTTACAATCCCGTACACTATATCACCCTCCTGGAATGCGGTGAAGTCATTCTCCCAGCGCTTGCGCAATTTCAGGGTATAGGTTCCGTCGCTCTCCAAAGTCACGGACTCAATGACCCCGTTCTCGGAGTAAGACGTATCGCCCTCTTGTGCGTTCAGGCGGTTATAGATGACCTCCTTGAACACTGCGGAATCGCGTACCTCAAGACGAGACAACTGCATACGACCATTCCTGTCAGCTACAATACCTTTTCCTGCAACCATAGAATCTACCGCCTCACCTACCTCCATACCGCCTAGAAGTTTCAACATAAAACCGGTAAAATCATCCTGATCCTTGCAAATAAATATTTTTCTCAGCTTATCAACATCAGCACCAGCATCAATCATGGCCAACAACAAAGATCCGACACGCAATGCCGTATTCGCTCCGGCATTACGCTCATCCCTTATCTGCTCCGCCAGTTTCTTTAATGTGTCTTTAATATCCGCCATTTACTTTTTTATTCCAAAGTAACAACAAAGCCAAAAGCCGTAAAAAGACATCATTTCTTTTTATGATGCCCCCATAAATGCGAACGCATGGAGGTGCTGCGCTTGTGATTCGCCTCTTCAATCTTCTCCGCAAGCAGACCACAGAACTCCTCACCATACATATATGCCATCTGCTCTTTCAAGACCATGACCGATGCAAAATAGGCACGTGAGAACCATTCACGGGGTTTGCGAGGTTCACCTGAGGTAATCTTGCCGGATTTTTGTCTATGCATATAATTCTTGCCTCTCAAATCCGGATTCAAAAACTTCAAATCGCCCTTGTTATGCCCTCTATGACCGTCATTATACAACTGGCCGTCGATCTCATATCCCCGCCCCGTACCACAATCCTGATAAATGCCATATTCCATAAACTTATGCTGGATCACAGTCAGTTCACTGCTGCCCATTGTCACATTCTCCGTTATATCATTGTGCAGTAACACCGTATCAACCACGTGCAGTCTCATGATCTTCTCCCTCCAAATAGTGACCATCATCTCGGCCCACGCCTTCTTATACTTTGCCCGATCTTCAGCCGTGGACTTCGGTCTATTCTCATTCCTCCCACTCATCACTGTCATAAATTAGAGATACCGGTTCGGAAACATCAATCATAAAATACAGACCTGTACATCCGGAAATAAAGTATTCACCCAGTTCGCGTGAATACACATTATCCGTATTCAGGTACACCAGTTCGTTATCCAGATTCTCACGGTCAACCAGCATCCTGCTGTGCACCTGGCGGAACAGCTGCTGGCACACCTCCAGTGCCGCTTGGCGTTCCGCCATATCACTGATACGGTATCGCATCATGAGAAACACGGTAAAAGTACGTTTTTTAAAATATCCTCCGGAACGCTTCTCGGTCACTCCGTCATTCGTATCATCTACTGCGAAAAACGCGGATTCGCGCCGAAGATTCTGAAGAACCTCTTCAAGCGAGTTGATACCGGAACAGACACACGGATAAAAAGCGTGAGCCTTGGCCAATTTGTTTTTTTTGCACATTCCTTTAAAATAGGACAGCGCATCGAATAAATTATTTGCATCCATATCTCTGTTGTAACTCCTGTGCCTCGCGAGCCTTCTCATTCAGTTCGGTCAACGCCCGCCAGCAATCCATCTGCAATACTTCTCTCTCCTTTGTGATATCCCCGCCTGTCAATGCCCGAATCTCCGCATTGACGAGTTCAAGCATATTAAAGACTTCACCCTCCAGTTGTTCCGGAGGACGGAACAGATAGGGAAAGCATTTTGTAAAATGATTCTTAACCGATGCAATCCACAAAAACACGGACAGCAGTTCTTCTTCCGAAGGATTGAACCGGCGGGGATGCCGCCCTTTGCGATCCACATACAACAAAATTGCCATGGAACGCAGAAGAGCGTTATCGCGCGTGCGTAAAAAGCCCTGATAATAATTCTCAATACTGACATACTCCTTAAACGGAACATCATGCAACCGGGCATCCACCGACCGGAACCTGCCGATCCGCCACAGGCAGAAAGGCATATCACCCGGACGCTCGATAAAGTCCAGCGTGTGCAGGAAACACTGTACCTGCCACGAATGAACAAAGAACCGAACCTTTTTCCATCCGTTGCGAACAGAACAAACCCACCCGTCTTCCTGTTTGCGCAATACAGTGATTCCCAGCAGCCGGACAAAGATGTATGTCTTTGCCGTGACCGGATCAAAACGGGTCATGATATAACACACATAGCGCAATTGCCATTGCTCCAGCTTGTGCCATGCATCCGGCAGATGGAAGTTGATCAACCTATCCCCAAAAGTAGCAGGTGTCTTCTTTTTCATTTTTATAGTATTCAAAATGTTTTACCTTATACGCATCGCTATCCTTATACGCCGGAAAATCGTCCGGATACCTCTCCAACAAGTTAACCACATTCGCCAGTTCCACACGGAATGCCGGCAACTGCTTGTTGATCCAAAAACCTATCGCCCTACGGAGCGAACAAACCAACGGTATCTCAGCTTCAGCCAGAGACTTATGCCGGATTTGTTCAAGCAAATGATCAAATAAAACTGCGGATATCTCGCGCCGGATATATTCTTCAGCCTCGCTGATTTGCGGACGAAGTTCGAGCAGATCAGTACGGATGGCTGTCGGTCGGCCTGCAAAATCACGCACATGGGCACCGGTATAGTAAAGGGAACTGATCACCAACCGGGCACAAACTGAGGAAGACCAAGCGTCATCACCAGTCATGCCCTCAATAATACAGTCCAGCGCATAATCCGCTTCACGCTGTATCTGCACGCGCAACGATTCAACCCGATCACGTGATGCCGGAGATATATTCTGGTTATTGACAATACCGAACCCCGTATCCGTCAGTATCAGATCCAGCCCCGGGATCGCCTGATAAAACGCATCAAGACAGATATAACGGCACACATCTTCTTTAACGGGCAGCGTATCCACATCCGTATCACTCCCCAGCACCGTGCCGAAGAGTTTATGTTCAGCCTGTTCAAACCGATCTTGTATCGCATCAAACACATACACGTTTGCCGAAGCGGCTGCAAAAACGACCTTCTCAAAAGTCTGTTTATCAATTATCATCTTCATCGTTATTATGGTTTATCCGGTTAGCTGTCGTTGATTTGGCATCGGTATTCTGATCCAGTGTCGTGAGCAGGATCATCGGCACATCCGGATAGACCTTCTCACCCCATCCGTTATAATGAATCACCACATTATGCGGCATATACATCAGATCATGAAAGGCAATCTCAAGCGACTGCTTGAGAGTAAACAGCTCGCGCTTGTCAGATCCGGAGTTATTGGACTGTGACTTGCCCGGAGTGGCTCCCACCAGATTGGGATGAATATTATCACCATAACAGGTAATATTGGACGCCTCTTGAATGTCTTCAGACCAGTCGCCACCCTCTTTAGTCGTATCAATCACATTGATACGCACCATACGGTTCTCCTTGCCGTTAGGATCGATGTAATAACCGGTAATCCAGACCTTGCCGGAATTCTCGATGCCGGACACAAAATTTTTAATATTCTCTTTTTCTTTCTTAATGCGCTCCAGCTGCTTTACAGGCTCGGTTATGTGCTCTTCAGCCAACAGATTGGACCAAAAATCCTTGTGGACTTCAACCTGGTACTTAACCGTCGCATGATTCTTCAGCTTGGCTTTTTTCCCCTTACCAATCAACCGCTTGATGTCAAACCAGTCGCCTCGAAAAATAGAAGTATAGTTGGGTAACGGATAGTATCGGCAGCCGGGTGTCGGAAAACGGACCAAAATGGCAAACTTGCGGTCTTTAGTGGGTATAGACTTTTTTCCGTCCTTGCCGGGTTCACGCCCCATCCGGACCTCCAGATCACCCAACGGGTCTTTTTCGTCAAGCAGCGGCAGCACCTCGATCTCATCCTCACGCAAGGCCGACTTCCGGAAGTTGCCATAGAAAACATGATTGATACGCCCCTTATCATCCGCCTTTTCAAACCGGCAATAACAGGCCTCCTTGTGCCGGAGCCTGACAATCCGGGAACCGTCAACAGACAGTATGATCACCGACACACAGAAAAAATAATACTTCATATCTGTCGCCTGTTCAAGCATAAAGGAAGGTATACTGTTATGCAGCATCCATTTTTTAATTTCCTTATCAACAGTCGGTCTGCCCGTATCATAGTCATTATACTTCTGCCCGGCACCGTAACAAGTAAGCACATTGAACAACTTGTTCTGAGACATCACCTCGTCAACCCCTATCAACCTGATCAGCTCATACGGTAGCCTGTTGTCAGCGCCCCAGTTCACGTATTTATAACCTTTCGCCCCCGGCAACGTCGTCGAGGACACATCTTCGCCATCCTCGTCAAAAACCGCCGAACTGTCCTCGACCGTCTCCATGGACGCCTGCACGCCGGATTTACCCACCTCAAACACACCTGAAGGGATATAGTCCAGCCGCACCCTGTTGTTTGTCTTATTTTTCATAAATAAACCTCCATACCATTAATTGAAAACAATGTGATATCACGCAACCTGCGCGGCAGTCCGGATTTGGGACACTTGACCAGATGCGTGCCTCCCCGCCAATGGGAACCGATACAGATCACCCCCTTGTACTCAATGATGTCACCTGTGGACAATTTCCAGACACGCAAATCAACCGGCTGTCCGGATTCCAGCAACCGGATGGCATCAAGCCTATGTATTACCTTTATGCCCATATCACTCAAACGTATAATCAAATGTATTATCAAACACACGTCCGGCACGCGGCAACTGCAAGATATTGTGATTACGCTGCGCATACCGATAAGAGAAAGTAAAGAACGGCAAATGATCAGGATCGTTGCTGCGCTTCGATTCCGACTCGGTGATGGTAACCTCCTTGCCCACTGTCGTACCGTCCAGCAGATAAATCTCTTTAGATCGGAACAAATCATCAAGCCACAACGCCATCTCATGTGTCAACACACCCGTATTGGCCTTGAACACCTTGGTCTCATCAATCCGATAATTACGGAACATGCCATTAGTGTAAGCGGTGGACCGGACGTATTCCGGCTCCAACGCATGAGTTCCGGTACAGTAAACCGTCTCCTGGCACCCGAAAGAATTGGTGAACAACAGAACCGGAGCGACATCGGGCGCATCAGGATCGAGTGAGAAAGTCTGCGTCCGCACTCCGGCATGAATAATATAGCGCACCAGCTCGAAGCCCGGTTTGACCAACAATTCGGGAGAAACTTCTACCGTAACGATCTTGTCCGTATCTGTCACCTGCCGCAAACTCACCTCACGGGTAGACAAACCGTCTTCGTCCCGGTAATAGACACAGGTAGCGGTCACAGGACATGCCTCAGTCGTGACCAGATGCACGAACTCCTTGCGCCCTATCGCCGTAATCTTCTCTCCCATCAGCGTGGACAGAAAATAGCCCGCCATAAAATCCGCAGCCGGCATGGAGGACTCGGCAGCACAGAACTGCACCGTAAAGTTTTTATTCTGTTCGGATGATCCGTCCGTTATCCGATAACTGCACCGTTCTATCAGGTTTGTTGCCAAATACGGTTCAATCAAACCCTGCAAATCATTGATGGTTATCCGGCCGGAAGCATCCGGAATGTAAGTTTCGGACAGAATCTCTTTTTCTCCGACCGTCAATGAGAAAACAGCCTTATTCTGATCCGTAGAGAACACCAGCTCGTTCAGTCCGGAACTGAAGGCATAGGCCGGGATATCCTTTACTAAAACTATCATATAACCTTTTTTATTTCAAAAATAAGGCAAATACCACGGGCAATAAAAGACAAGGACACCCTGTTTCGCAACAGAATGTCCCCTATGTAAAATGTATAAAAAAATGTTTCTTATCGACGCATCATCATCCATTTGGGACGATTGTCACTGTCTACATGGATGTGATAGCCCGTATCACGCATCGTAGATGCAATATCATTCAAGGACAACTCCACCATATCAGACAAATCATCTTGAATATCTTGTGTGCTTTTCAACAACACACCATCACCATCGGGTTGATCAGCCGGAAGAAACGCCATCAGATATTCAATCAATACATATTCCTCTACACGAGATTGATTGGGAGTAGAATTATTTTTCATGCTTCACCTCCTTTGTAACATAGTCATGCAAAAACGCATCTAATCGGATTAATTGTTCATGATTTATTTCGGATATATCTCCATAATTTTGAGCAAATAAATGGAATTTGACTTCTTTATTACCGTCACTACCTATCTCGACAGTCTTCATTATTGAAAATTCGTCATTCATCGCAAACCTCCTTCCAGCATATTCGGGTTTGAAGCTTCACAGAAGCGGAACTCGCCGCGTACTGGATAAATATTAACTATAAAAACTGTATTAAATTGATTCTTTTCGGGATAAACTGAGATCTGTATGTAATTACCTCTTAAAACATCCACATGAAGCGGTTTGGTTCTTGGAAACTCTTCATCCAACATGGACGCTTTGGCACGTGATGCCTCAATAAAGGCATCACGTGACAGTTCATCAGGAATCAATACATGAGCAAAAGTGGAAATCCACTGGTTCATAGCCCTGCCTTTATTGTTGACAGACAGGTAAGTTTTAGGATTATCAATAAAGAATTTCATCTCAGCCCTCCTTTCTTGCAAAGATGTAACGATACAACAAACCAAGCCAGGCAAAGCAATGCAGGAACTGCCGACACAAAACCGGCGCATACCAATGCAGAAAAAGCCAAGGAGGTATGTGCCATAAGGCACACTTGACGGTTAGTAACACTTCCTTCCAATATGGAAGAGAAAAAAACATTCTCAGATTTCAGCCATGTAGCAATAGCTGATGTTTCCGCAGTTTTTACGGATAACGATAATTCTTTGTTCACCATAATGAAGAGCTATTAAAAATTAAACATAGAGGGGGAAAAACGAAAAAAGTTCCGTTCCCCGTTGCTCTTCACCTTGGTCAGGCAGTGGAGCCATTAAGCTTCCACACGGGACGGAACTATATGATAAACCATGGGCATAAAAAATGCCAACGGCTATGTTGGCGGTACTGTCCGCCTGACCAATAAGAAGAGCACTGCAAAGATGGGGATTATTTTTTAATCCACAAACTTTTTGGAAAAGTTTCTTGAAAGCAGAACCTGCCAGTGCCATGAAAGCCAAGGAAGCATGAGCCATAAGGCACACCTGACGATTAGACACTGATTCTTCAAGTACGGAAGAAAATAATTGATTCTCACGGTTCAGCCACATAGTTAGGACTGACGATTTGCTCACGACATTTATGTCGGTAGCAGAAATTGAAACTGTTTGTTTCATACGATTATGGTTTTGTTTAGCATTTTAGACAGATAAACGGCTGTCCTATCCCGTGTCGCTAAACAAAACCATAATCCACTCCGCAGAGCAAAAATAGTTGGGAAAGACAGCCGTAACTTTATCACAAAAGTTGTGACTTCTACAATATCTTAAATCTATTAGGCACAAAAAAAGCCCATTCATCATGAGCATTAACCGTTGCTCTAACGTCATGAACACACATGGTTTTGTTTAGCACTGCAAATATGAGGATTATATTTGAGAATGCCAAACTTTTTATTCAGTAAATTCAATTTTGCATGTAATATAAGGTATTTGATGACGTGTTTTCTTTATGACAGTGCAAGAGATGATTCTATCATATACAGATGTAACTAACGCACTTTGGTCTTTATCAACATAGCCTATAAAATCATTGCTCTCCGTGAATACCTTAATGGCTGTAGGATCTTTGTCATTATCCGGCTCCAGTTCTAATCGCAAAGAATCTCCCACCTCTAACATAACCGCAGCCAGTTGCTCAAATGCTGTTCGATAGTATAAACCTTTTAATTCAAAGACTATTGATAGTTTTTTCTTTTTATGAGATGTACAATTCTTCGATTGAGGAACTATCGCATCTTTTTTCTCTGCACATTCAGTACTTGTGATAATACCTAAATCTTCTAGTTCTTTTAGTTGGGATTCCTTCAAAAAGCTACCAGACGCTATAATCTCATTGTATCTATCTTGCATCTTCGATAATAAGAGATTATATTTTTCTGTGTTTCCCTCATCTTTTAACGAAAGTAACTTCTTTTTATTTTCAGATAGATATTTGCGATTAGCATTCAAACGCTTTAATTCGCTATCTGGCATATTTCCTTTTTTTTCCTTTTCTTCTACTTTATTGCACCATTCTTGAAATTGAGCTTCGGCTTCTTTTATCAACTCCGACAATTCGTTTTTAACGATGACCCTACTTTTGCATAAGATCCGGTTCCCTATTCTTATATCAAACCGTCTTATATAAAGATGTTCTTCATCTCTTTTTATTGTATATATTATTCCCTCACACTCACGATATTTTCTCATAAATCCACCATGAACTGAACCTACTATATAATTCGATTCATGATATTTTTGAATACTCACATTAGATAAATCACTTGCTTGTATATACTCTGACTGTTTATAATAACTTGAATATTCATTGATTATTTTATCGTCATTATACGATTGACGAGTAATACCCTTCTCTTTTCGAGCATCGCTTTTAAGTAATATAATAAAAAATATTACTACTGCCGCTATTATAATAAATTCTGTCATACTATAAAAAACATCTCCTCATATCGTGCGCCAACCGGAACCACCCGGAACCCGATTTTACGGGTTACACGATATGAGGAGATGCAAATCGGTTTTTATTTGGCAATGCCAAAGTTAGGAATTCTTTTGTGATTGACAAACGAAAAAAAAGAGAAAAATCCCGTCAAGAAAAACTTTATTTATTCTTCTCCATCTGTAGCATTCATATCTTTAGGCTTTAAAGTATTTTGCTCACAAGCATCATCCCCCTTCACCTCAATAGTATTATTTGTCAACAAATCTATTTCTTTATCAAACAGTTTAAATATTCTTTTAGTAATCATCAAAAGATTAAGCATTATATGCACTATACCACCATAAAACAATGTTCCTATAATAGTATATATCAATCGATGATAGCTTATTGAAATATTTATATATGAATTAACTATTTCAAATCCAACTTGCTTCCCATAGTTCAAATTCATGAATAATGAAAGAATCAACATTAACAAAGAAACGGGTATCAAATAACAGATATTATAAAATGTTTCTTTAATCAACGGAACTCTTTCTTTATTATGTCTAGTTACTATTTTATTCATAACAAAAGAAATCAGAGTCGCAAGAAGATTAATGAAAATAGGGATAAATATTGACAGAAATAAAGTCAGAGTGTTCATGATTTCCTTTGAATCCGCATAAAACAAAAGAGCAAAGGAGAAACCAAGAGCCAATGGTATAAGATAAAAAACCAACCAATTACTGGTCTCAGATTTTAGAACCTTATTTTGGCGTCTAAATATTTCCGTAATATCAATAAACGTAAAATTCATAATCAACTAAAAATAGAGAATTCTGTATGTTCTTTTATAAATGCCTTAACCTTTTCTTTTATAGAAACATAGGAAGAAAATCCCTTAGCATTAGTATCAACTATAAGATCATAATAAGGACGAATTAAATCTTGCTGCATACTATTCAAATACAATGTACGCGTTTTAGCCTGCTTCCCTGTTCCTATAGTCGTTGTTACCTTCCTATTTGCATTATCAAATATATCATTTAATTCTGAACTTTCAAACAAAACCTCCTTAGAATTGATCATTCTTTTAATATCATTTTCTTTATCTTGCCCCAAATTGTTCTTGAACTTTACGACCAACTCCATTGTATAATCTGCCCTATCAAGATTTCCAAAATAACGATTTGCCGTATCCGAACTTTCCTTGCTAGCCGTTAAAGTAACAGAATTATACCGTCCAGTGTTTAGTTCCTCCAAATACGAGGAAAGTATGATATTTGTTTTTTCAATAGAATATCCTTTATCTATACCATAATAATTATTTATAAATGTTTTTAACAGGATTACCATCAAGGGAAAAATACCCTCATTATCTGTACGTTCCAATATCAACAAAGCTTTAGAACCACGACGGGGAATTTTCAAGAAATAGAAAAAAGGCTTAATTATAGCCTGGTCTTTATCTACCTTATACGCAATATCATTAGGAGAGTCTTTATCTGCGATCTCATATTCTTTACCATACGCACCTGTTTCTATTATTCCGCAAATATACCTTTCCTCTACATTCCTATGGTGATACTTGACCGTTTCGCCTTCAGCATTTATTTCCTCAGCAGGAATTCTTACAGTTCGTTGTAGGACTGGTATATCTCCTGTTTTATTCATATCAACATGATGTACAAAACCACAATCCTTACTTGAGAGTATATCAAAAAAATCAGGATCCTCTCCAAAATCTAATAATTCTCCTCTTTTTTTTATTTGAATGCCAAAAACTTCTATAGTAGTTCTCATAGTAATATGGCGAATCCCTTATCAAAACGCGCCCAAAGGTATTAGTGTAACCTTAACCCGATTTTACGGATTACGTCTTGAAAAGGGATTCATGTCCTGTTTTACCAGTATTTATGTCACTAAATTTGAGGGCACTGCAAATATAATAATAATATCTGACAATACAAAAGAATACTTTTATTCCAATAAAAAAGCTCCCACCCCGTGGGAGCCTGACTAATCAAGTTGCCTGTCATGCTGTCAAACAATAACTACACAACTGATAAGAACTCTTGACCGATACGATGAATACCGTCAATAATACGTTTCCGCTGCTCCTGGCGCGGAGTACGCAAACCGCTTGCATAATGTGAAAGTTGTTGCTGGTTGATACCCGAAGCCCGTGAGATGGCAGCCAACGAAGTGAACTGCTCGCACTTACGAAGTAAGGCAGCCATTCCCAATTCAACATCAAACTCATAATCACCTCGAACCAGCCAATCAGGAAGCACCTCACCATCCTGCACCAGCCCTTCAATATGCTCACGAACCGCAACAGCCAGTTCATCCATGAGCCCCTCATAGCTTTTGGATGTAGTGACAACCATTCCGCACAACACATTCTCTTCGGTGACCGCACCGAAATTCTTGCCACACCAATCTACTTTTACTTTAATTTTGCCCATAACATATCTTATCTTTTTAGCAGGATGGAAATAACACCCTGCCTGTTTCCAAAGCTACAGGGCAATGCCTTATATTGTATCCGCCGCACGGCGAATGCGGTCAGCCAAATCAACCAAAGCCCCTCGCAGCTGCTCTTTTTCGGCATCGCTGAACTTTTTGCCGTTCGATTCGTCCAATTTTTGGTATATCCATCCGCTTGATTTACCAAAATAAGAGCGAGCCATTTCACGCCATGACAGCACCATCAGAATGTCTTGCAACTTTTGCTTGACAGTCATTTCTTCTTGAACCAATACCACCTTTTCCATATTCAAATCATTTAAAAATTTATTCGTAGTAATGCCTGCCCCAAAGGGCAGGACTTTTTCAGTCTTCTTTCGGAAGGTCCACCATTTGGTCGAAAAGCTCTTGAGCGTACCACAGCAATTGCGGATATCCATTTGGATAAGCATTCTGTAGGTTGCGAATCGCCTCGATCAACTCAGCTTCTTCTGCCGAAAGTTTCATTACTACAGTGTTCATAAGCGCTTAATTTTTGAACACCACAAAGATAGTACGAATTTTCGTATTATCAAAAAAACAAAGTACGAATTTTCATATTATTTTTTATATCATCCCCTCCGTGGTTGAAGGAACGGAAAAATAAAAAATTCCGCTGTCCCGTCGGCTGCCGTCGTGTGAACTTGTGAGCGCGGCGGCAGCCGACGGCAAATTTTCAAGCCTGCCCCCAAAGACAGGCTCTTTCTTCCCTATCACAATTTCCCCTCATCCCTGTAAGAGTAATATGTCCCATTCCCAAAAATCACATGGTCCATTAACTCAACCTCCATCAACTTTCCTGCTTTAGACAGCTTTTCCGTTACATCATCATCCTGCCTGCTGGGGTTGACCGCTCCTGACGGATGATTATGCAAAACCACCATCGCCACCGCACAACAAGACAAAGCCTCTTTCAATACCAACCGTACATCCACCATTGTGGAATCAATTCTACCGATTGATATTCTCTTCCTTTTGATTACCTTATGGGAGTGGTTTATAAAAACCACCCAAAATTCCTCCTGTTTCAAATCGGTCATGACAGGATACATATAATTATATATATCCTTGCTGCTCAATATCTTTTCCGGCTCTTTGTTCTTGCATCTCTTGTATAATTCGATAACAGCTTCGGCTACTTCCCTGCGTGCCGGTGTCAGACTTTCCAAAACTTCTTCAAAAGTCATATTTTCCTGTTTGGAAAACTCCCTACGGTTCGTCACCTTATAAATTAACTCACTCTGATTCAACGCCCTGTAATCTCTATCAAATAATGTATTCATACCCATTTATTTTAATAATGTTCTACCTAAAAAATAACCTCCCAACACTTCAGCACCGAAATTTTCAATCTCGCACGCAAAACGGGCATAAGAAAAGCCACGGGTTATAATATCATCGAAAAGAAGCACCTTTTTTCCGTTGAAAAAATCCCGATTAAACTTAATGATATGCACCGACTCAATATTTTTTCCGTTTTGGTTCTCATGAACGGCAAGCCGTTCCCCCTCAATGGTTATCGCCTTGTATGCGTTGGTAGCACCCGTCAAACGGCACACCTCTTCCGCAAATTCCTCATAACGGATAGCATTCGCCACCGCCGTACAGGCAGGAATACAAGCAAATGTTATCGTATCACACAAACTACCGAACTGCGCCCGTATCTGCCTAGCCACCAGTTCCGCCACCTTGCCGCTACGTCTGCCGTCCTTAAAATCCCATATCAATTGCCGTATCTGCCATTCCTTTTCGGTAGCTTCGTACTTTATCGGCAAATAATCGAAAAAAGAGATTATCGGCTTTTGCCACTGTTTCAAATAGTAATCGTTGATTTTCTGTGCCATAATCGTATCATTTAAATTCTTGAACTTGAAGCCCGGAGGGTGTGAGCCTTTAACCTCTTTCTCCCTGCCTGGAGCTTTTTTTTATTCCGTCGCTATCGCTCGGGGTATGTTTCGCCTTTATGCTGCATCAGAAGGTGTTACAGGACACATAAAGACAAGTTTTCAGAAAAACCAACGGCTTGAATACTACCCTTCAGGGTGGAGATTTTTTTCAGAACAGAGCCTGAACTTGGCATGTGGCATGGAACATTTACCTTCGCAGTATAAAGGAGATACATATCACGGGGGAGAGCGACAAACAAGGGCGACAGGCAGGAAAGAGAGAAAGAGACAAACCACATCAAAAGAACTAACGAGTGTTCTTTTACCGCTGCTATCGTGCGTGCGAAAATCCGGTATTCGGCTATAATGAAAGCATAGTCAGCGGATTTTCGCACGCACGATAGGGTGATAGCATATTGGAAAACAATGAATTACATTTTAAAAAGCCCTGTTTTTACGCTGAAAATTTCAGTTTTCCAGCGCTCAAAAAAATGATTGCCTATTTACCAAGCATTTACAGCCTTTTTCACCCGCACTTTGTGCGGAACTAGCGAAGCGTACCCCTCACCGCGCTATCCAAATTTCTCATTACTTTACAAAAACATCAGCGGAATATGTAACGTACCCATACCGATTTTGCGCCCATCGCACCCGTACAGACACAAAAAAACCGCACGCAACAGGCGCACGGTCATTGGCAGAGATACAGGTAATTACCTCTACAACGCGGAAGTAACAAACAGATTGATATGGGTGCGTGGAAATTTCTCACAGCCGATACACAAGGTATCAAACGCATCGGAGCCATCGGTACGCCCTTCAAGCCGGTCCTCCTCCGTTTCCGCCAGCTTCTCACCCCGTTTGTCCTTGCCCCCATTGTACACACCTGCCGTCTGGATGGATATCAACAGATCTTCATTATTCTGCTCGTTAAAGAAAGGTATAAGATTCGCCTGTCCGGACAACATGCGGTTAACCAACAGATATTTCTCAATGTGACTCATAGGCTTGCCTATATGCACTTCATCCACCTCCCAGCCACGCTTGCGGAACTCATGCGCAATAACCCACCTGAAATCCTGATCATTGACTGCATAATTGGAACCCAATGCCGTACTGTCATAATAGAACACCACCTTCTTACGCTTGTGATGCCGGTAATAAGTACAAAAATCATCCACCAGTTCGGGCAACTTACGCTCGTACTTTACAAAGAAGGACTTGAGCACTTTCAGCTTGCGCCCCTGCGGCTGTCCTGCCACCAGCCAGTTGATATTCGCATTGTAATCGAAAGCTATGCAGATGGGCATTTGGGGCTCCACATCGGCATCAGCCAACGAAGTGGGAACCTTGAGCTTGTCAAACTTGTACTCCAAACTGTCAAGGTAGGAAAAGTTGGTAGCACTGTACTTGTGACCGGAACGCAACGAAGAATAGAATCCGTCACGGGTGATGCCTATGCGCTTGCACAGGATAGCCGTCATGAAGGTCAACGGAGGCAGGTCACGTTTCATGTCATTAACCCACTTTTCACCCAACACCTGCATGTTCCAGATACTTGAATATTCCTTGTACATGACCGCTACGGAACGCATCCGGCACAGATCACGTGAAAGAGTACGGAGATAAGAACGCAGATAAGCGGGTATCTCCTTACCTGCCGCAACCAGCTTCTTGATTTTATCCTTGGTCTTCCAGATTTCAAAAACAGCGCCCTGTATCACCTCAATCAGTTCGGGATCACACTTCTTCTCATAATCCAGGAACCAAGACCCTTTTTTAGTGACCGGCATATCAGAGGAGATCAACATGCCATGGTGAAAAAAGTGATGCCCGAAGTGCTGCTTGTTACCACGATTGGCCGGAAGTGTCTCATCCTTCAGCTGTTCGAAGTCAATAAACTTGGCTTCGTCAATATCCAGTGCGTCATAAGAATGCGAGTTGGATGTACCGCTCCGGTCCTGAGAAATGATATAGCCGATTGATCCGTTATACAAGGATAGAATATTCTCCCAGTTATCGGGTTCAAAAATAGGCTCACCCCACCCCCATGACTTCGGCGGCTTGCGACCGACACACCAATGCAGGTCACGCTTAAATCCCCAGTTCTCCCAATGTATCAGCATGGAGGGCAACGTATTAGTCAAGACACGCTTGCAGTTGGCACCGACAAATCCTGTAATGGAACCGGGCATACGCTGCATGTTGCGCAAATTCCATGCCGCATGAATCAATCCTTTCCCGATACCACGACCACCCACAATCACCGAATCTTTGGCCGCCGTGTACATCACTTCCTGCTGAGGGTCATTAAAGTATTGTTTCATTATTCTTTCGGTTTAGGATTAAAGATATCATCTTCATTGAACTCAACCTCTTCAAAGTCCACATCCTCAATATCGTCAGACCAATATTGTTGAATCTTTGATTTAATTCTATCCCGGACATTAGGAATAGGCTTGATGCCAAGCACGGTCGGATCATCCGTCGGCTCGAAAGGCTGCACTATAATCTTATCATAACCTTTGTCCAAGATGTCTTCTTTATCCAACTGGGTGTATTTGCCATAATAATTGGCGGCAGCCCCCATGGCGCGCGCATCCTTGATACGCCGGGCCATTTCGAAGGTCTCATCAATCATCTGGCAGAACTTGTAGCGATGGTAATCCTTGGTTGTCTTGGCCAGATCACCCAACAGACGCTTGATAATGCGTACATCATCGTATGCGGAAGATTTGCTGATCTTGTAGCGATACTCCAGTTCCTGCACAATCTCCAAATCTTTTTTGCGCGGGAACTGTAACCAGTAATTATACATATCCCGGAGCCGGATCAACCGCTGTTGAATCAGTTCGGGAATGCCGTCAGCCGCCATCTCGTTGACATCGGCGAACAGATATTTCTCACATACTTCTATCGTAGCAGGTACAGGCATAGTTATTACAGATCTTCATCAGCGTCCATATTCAACAGATAACCGTTTGTCAACGACACCGCCAACGGACTGCCCACATTCGCCAGTTCGATCTCCTGTCTACGCAGTTTCAGTGCAGTGGATGCCTTGGCGTGATAATACGCCCTGGAAACAGGCGAATTACGGTCAAGAATATCCAGACGCAGCGTGTCCGCATCCACATCAAGCAGCACTGCCATATCGGATATAGGGGTCAGCAGAGCCGCCAGCTCGCTGATCCGATCAAGTTGTTCCGTTGAATAGACCATCCAGTTGTATAGCGTTAGTATTAATAATATGAGCGTAACGCTCTCTCAGTTGTATAAAAACAGCGGGATCGGTTGTGATGATTCCGCTCTCGACACGATTGCCCCTTGTCTGATTCTGTGAGGTGCATATCGACACCTGCCACCTTGCATTTTGAATGAGAATCACTTTTGAATGATTTTCAGACAGGTACACTTCATCGAACACATTGGCAATGAAAGTATAAAGATTGACCGTCTTACGGGATGCCTTCAAGTCCGCCAACATGGTAGCCCGGGTAAGCTGACCGCGCCGCTTCAAGCGATAGATCCGGCGGAGAAACTCTTCGGAAGTGGAAAAGGTGGAGATGTAAATCTCCGCCGGACCAGTCTCGCTCAGAATCATCTCGATGATGTCGAATAGCTGCACACGGTTATCCAAATACGCTTGCAAGGGTGCTTCGGACAGTGACCGCAACAGTTGCCTAACCTTTTTCATCGGTTGAGATGATCACTCCCACCGCCGCCAGTTCCGCTGCCTGTGTCTCATCCACCACATTACCGGTAGCAATCAGGAAGTCATACCGCTGCTGCACCTTCTGCAACAAGGCAGTAAACTTGCCAGCATCTGTATCCTTCAACTCCGCCAGCTTCTTCTTGTTATCAGACAGATACTTGCGTGCCGCACCCACTTTTTTAGCGATTTCAGCCGGGTCCAGACCGGAAGCATCTTCCGTCTTCGTCACCGGATCACCAGGCTTATAATCATCGTATGCCTGCAGGTTGGCACGATACTTCTTGTCCGCTTCATCAAGCAGCTTCAGGTATTCGTAGCGGTCACAAGCCGGCGCCGACTCCATGCCCTTCAGCTGCTCGAACAACTCTTTGATCTTAAACCATAACGCCCCGTTATCCGTCCACAGACGTTGAATCTCAGGGGGAAGGCGGTCATGATCCATACGCCTGCCTTTGGCTACCTTCGCCTCCGGGAACTCATCATCCACATCCAGTACCGGAACACCTCCGTCTATGATCCGTTGTGCGGAAGGTATGACCGTGATATTCATTCGTGCGATATCAGACACGGTTTTTCCATCCAAACGGATTTTCAAGTGCTTGCGCAATTCGTACTCCACCTTATCGGCAAACTTTTCCGGCTTGCGGATTACATTCTGAAACAAAATCTTATTACGGTTCAAGGACAACAACAGAGTGGCACCCGCCACCACATCACGCTCAGAAGGCGGTGTATCCAGATAGTCCTGTATTTTATGAGTCAATTTCTCATCCATATATTAAAATATTAAAAAAGTGGCGGCATAGACCAGCCACACCACCACTCCGATTTATAAACTTAAAGAATCAAGGCTCATCCAAAGAAGAATCGCTCCATGCGGAACCGTCCGCACCGGAGATATCCCCATCCTCCGTTTCAATTTTACCCGGATAGAAGGGAGCCGGGCACACATCGGTCGCTTCTATCTCAAGCGTGGTACCGGCCTCTCCGGTTACTCCCTCGCCCAATGCCTGGGCGGGCTTGGTCACTGTCTCGAACTCCTCACACCCCATCACACGGAACTTGCCGTTGCGCTGCTGTACAAGATAGACCAGATCATCGGCCATCGCCTGACGGCAGAAACCCGCCGCATCTTCTTCAGTACCCGGATGCTTGATCGTGCATTTGTTCAGACATGTGACACTCGGACGCTCTCCCTGCACCTCGGTAGTCACATTGGATTTGGCGGACAAGGAATTAAGCGTTAGCCACTTCTTATCCGACGCCATCGTAAAATTACCCTTGTAGGTGGCCAGTTCACCCATTTTTTTCGCCTCACCCAACTTGGGAAGCGTAGGCCAGGCCGCAATATTGGATTTCTTCTGAAAGAAAACCTTCGGACGGATGCCCGGAAGCACCGTCTGACCGTCACACCAGTTCAGTGACTGGTACATATCCGCTGTCGTACAATCTGTTGCCATATCACCTCCTTTTTTTAAATCGGGGTCGTACCATCAATGGATGCCACCAGCAGACGCTCCTTGGACAAACTCTCGAACTCCACACCGAAAAACATCGTCGCGATGAACTGGAGCACAAATGCCTTGAAGCGTGCCACCTCCACGTTCTCCTCCTCACCGGTCTGATTAACACCCACCAGCATGTTACGCTTGACCGTCATGTGGATGAACGGACTGTTCTTCTTATTCGCCAACGGCACAATATTCACATTGTCAAACCCTTCGACATAGTACTGCTTGTATTCACGGTTGTACGGAATTGCTCCTGTAGTGCTCTTGTAGTCCTCACAATAGTCGAAAAGCACATGTTTCGGAACAAACAGCTTGACCGAAGACTCCTCGGTCAGCATATCGTCAGCCGCCATGCAGACCGCTTTGAGCGTATCGACGGCATTTTCTTTGGTAATCGCCTCAATGACCTTGTAGTTGCCTAACTCTTCAGAAAGTTTTTTGCCATCCAGCTCTTTTTTAGTAATGGTGTCAAAGCCATTGAACAGATCCTTGGAAGTCTCACCCGAATCATTACGGACCGCATTCCACAGTACCATATTCAGGTTCTTGCCCAACTGGGCGGTCAGATACGCCAGCACCTTACGGGTGATCTCGGTATTCTTCAACGCCTCGCCCTTGGTAATGTCGGACCCCCACATGGACTGATAAATCTTGTTCGGTGAGAAATTACGCACGACAGAACCGAAGTAGGTATACAGGGTGCGCGGATTGATCACCACCTCACTGTTATCCTCACGGGTTTCGGAGTACGGTCCGAACTGCATGTCACCCGACAGTTCACCCACAGTCTCGGCATAACGGATGCCCGGACGTAAGGTCATGTGCTGCAAAGAACGTGACAGCCCCAATACAGGCATCTGCAACAACTCCTTACGGTACTTGCGAGCACTCTTCTGAAGGTCCTCGCTGGTAATATTCACGCTAACTTGTGCCATATCAAATATAGTCTTTAACTTCGTCATACATGGATGCAGCGGACACCGCATCATTTTTTTCGTCTTCTTTCACACTCGTGGTGGTAGTGTCACCATCGGATTTTTGCAGGTTCTTGATCTGCTCGTCACGCTGTCTGACCAGATCCTTCTGTTCGCCGACCTCCGTCTCCAGCGCATCCAGCCGGTCATTGACAGCCTTAACCTGTTCCTCGGTGAGTGTTACCTTGCCATCCGAGTCCTCCACCCCCTCCACATTCAGAAGGGTGTTGATTTTGGTGTAATCTTTTTTCATTTCGGAAACAATAGAAGGGGCGGACTGTTTTTCTTTGGATGAAAACAATCCGTCCAGTTTAGTTAATATTTTGTTTAGTAATTTATGACTATCAGCCGTATCCCGCTCACTCCCGGACGCAACCGGCAAAGGGGACAACCCCAGCATATTGACCTTGCCTTCATAAGCGGCAAGATTGAGCTTATCCTCATCGCCCTCGATGATCTCGTCCACAAAGCCATACTCCAACGCCTCTTGTGCGGTCAGCCATCTGCCCGCCTTCAGAACATCAAGAATATCATCTACCTTTTTGTTGCACTTGGCCGCATACATGTTCGCCAGTACCAGATCGAACTTGTCGTTCTGCAGCTTGTTCTCCTTCAGCTCATCGATGAGCTGTTGGATTTGGTCAGCGTTATACTGCCCCCAGGCATCCACCCAGTTGCTCACCTTGTGCACCAGGAACAGACAATATCTGGAAATGCACACCTTTTTCGCACCCAGTGCGGCAATAGTGGCCGAACTTGCCACCAGCCCATACAGGTAGGCGGTCACGTCTCCATGATCAACAAACTGCTGACGGATATCCAACCCGTCATCAACCGCACCTCCCAAAGAGGAGATGCGGACATTGACAGGCTTGCCTTTCAAGCCTGCCAGCTGATTGCGGACATACTGCTTGGAGTAGCCCCAACGGCCAATGTAGTCATCTATGTTCAGGTTATAGGTCATATCACATTTTTGATTGCAATATTACACTATACCTTATATATATAAAAATACCTAATCCATGATACGAAGCAAGGGCAGAATGCCTGTATAGGTGGCCACCATGGCACTTCCACACCTGGAAGAGAGGGTATCGGGTATAGTATCTGTGGAGGTAATGAGGGAATACGGGCGGTCACCTGAACCCAGCATAAAATATTCTCCGGACACAGTCCGAAGCCGGAAGCACAGCTTCTTGTTGCCCACCTCGAACCGTTCAGGCAGGAAAACCGCCAGCTTAGATACGAAAACACGCTGTTTGTTCTCGATTTTGTCGCTGACTTCGACCGAAGCCAGTCCGACCATGGGTAACCGCGTAAAGTTTGCGGCCGGTGGAACCAAGGCAAATTGTTTTTTTACAACTGTCATGGCGGCCAGTTCTCGGACTTCACAGTACTCCACGCGGCTGATGTAGTGAATTTCGCTCATAATTGTTCGGTGTTGTTCGCAGTTGTTCGGTGTTGTACAAAAACAGGGGTCTTATCCTCTCTTTTTCTTGTTAAAGAACCTAAAAACATGCCTTTTCGGTTATAGGCATTGCGCATCCGATAGTATTTCTGCCGGACTGTCTCTATGTAGTCAATGTCAATGCCATGCATCTCGCACCAAGCCGCAATTGTCTTATTCAGCCCCACAGAACTGCTGGTCATATCTCCCAGTTCAGACCAAAGATTGCGCCGGAACAAGTCTTCGATGGATTCAACCACCGCCTCTTTGGCCAACGGACCCAGGTAATTGTACACTGCCGGATCTTTCGCCTTGGAATCAGGGATCACAATCGCGACCGTATCATCGGACGGCATTTCGGGTAACTTGTCCGGTGGCAGCTTCTGCAGAAAGCGCCGTATAACCGAGTTCTCATTGCTCTGTGCCGGAAAACGCACCGGATTGCCCAGCGAATGTGTCAACCACTGAGCCAGGTAATGCTCCAGTTTAATATAAAACACGAAATCTTTCATAATCAAAAGTTTATCTACAAAGATACACATTTTCAGCTGTACATAAAAAAGAATAATCTGAAAAATGCGCTTGGAAAAGTACCCGGGGCAGGATTTCTTGTATTTTAACAACACGCGTGCATTTGCCTATGAATATATATCGGTACGTTTTTGTTGTATCTTCGGTATAGTTTGATTTGCCCAGAAATTTATGCGTTTTTGCAACCCTGCATTTTTCAACGACAACACTCTGTAAACCATTATATTACGAAGACACAAAAACAAAAAAGCATTTTGCAACCGGGTACATAACTTTGTAATCTTGCATCTTTGCGCCAACCTAATTTAAGCGGTTGCAAACTACAAAAACTTTGCAACCGATCCGCAACCGTTTTTGTAGCCGACTTGAAACCGACATAACCCCCTATTTCTTAATTATTTATCTTTCCTTTCCTATTTTGGGTACAAAGTTGCAAAGTTTTAGTACAAAAAAGGAAAAGAGGACGGAGAAACAGCAATCAACCGCCGTCATCGGTTGAAAAATGCAAAGGAACGGTCGGTTATGTATCTTTACATGATGCAGGAAGAATAGAAAAAGGGCGTGTATGTTCCATAACCGAACATACACGCCCATAGGCACAGTAATACAAGGTTGCAATTATCCAAGTCTTTTTTTGCGGGGGCGGGGGAAAAGCTCCGTCCGACGAATTTTGGTATAGTCAGCATTGAGATCGTAACATCGCCAATGCCCTTCGCTGCGCATGAATTCGCCAACGGTGACGAGCATCCAGCGCAGCTTCTCTCCATCAGCCCTCAGGTTCATGCGCTGCCCAGGCTGCATCTCGGCCAGGAAGTTATATAGCTTCAGCATGTATTTTGATGCCTCTTTGTCGGTCATCAACGCGTGAACATATTCGTCTGAGTGCTTAATGAGGTCAGAACGGATTTCCGGAGTCATCATCTTCTATGTTTGCATTAAAGTTGAGCTCGTCAATGGTGCTTCCAACCGACTGAAGGTATATCATATCTTCACTCTTGCCGTCAACCTTGCGCGTGATACGGTCGGAACCGTTGCGCATACTCTCCGGATTCAAGGTTTGAACGTAAGGACATAAGGCTGCAAAGCCCTTGAGCGCCTTGGTAAACCTCTGCATAGACCAAAATGTATTTGTCACCTTTGCGAAATCCTTGAAGTCATCGTATGCCTTTTTGCGGACAATCAACCTGTCTAAGTTACCACTGTCCTTTGCAAAGTAAGTATTCGCCCACGCCTCGAAATTGTCGCCCATATCCGCCTTGTGCTTGCGCTTCATGATGTTACCCATGGGCGGTTGTATCTTAATACCGGAATGGACGGTGCTCAGATAGAACTGAAGGCAGCGGGCAAAGAAATTCAAGTCGGCATTCCACTCTGATTCTGTATAATCCGTTTGAGAAAAGAGATTTTTGCCGAAATCATCATAGATTGAACGAGTCTCCAAGTAATCGTTTTCATCGGTTTTTTGGTGGTAATAATCAGAAAATACCGTATATATCAACCGGGCATCGGAACTGGAGTCGAAGTTGCCCGGCACGTAATTCGTGCTGAAGGCGAACTTCGGGCTGCTCTCAAACTCGATATAGAAAGAATGGTTGTTTTTCGGGTTGACTGTCATACCTCCTGTGATACTGTCGTAAAACAAACCGGTATCCAAGTAACGGTGACAGTCATCAACGATGATGAAGTCGGTGTGCTGGTTGACTTGCTCAAACACGTGGTTATTATCCATCAGTTTCGGATTTCGTCCGGACAAGACTACAGTACGAAGAAACTGTTTCAGGGAAGTCAGGAAAAAGGACTTGCCCGAACGCCCATTGCACTGCCCCTCTTCGCCAATCTTGTTGTCCATGGCATACACCGCCCATGCCCGTGAGGGCGACTTGTAGCGGTGCAGGTTATAGCCAACCGCGAAGATCTTATTCACGAAATTCTGCTTTTGTTCATGAATCTCTTCGGCACTGAGTAATGGACCGGCCAAGTCGAATTTATGCTCCGCCCGGTAGGCGGCCGCCTGGTCCTGGTCTTTGTCCGCCCACAGTTCTTCTAACTCCTTGCGCCAATGAACACGGCTGGAGTTGATAAGATAATCCATGTAGTGACTGTCATGTGGGTTGACGGTTACATCCCAACTCCCATCAGCTGCCCGTTTGATCGTGAAAGGCTCCGGCAGCACTTTCACCTTGTGAGGGATGATGTTGTTCGTCCAAACGTACACACCACCTGCCTCTTTGACCTCTTCTATGCCGGAACCTGTAATCTTCCAGTTCACATTGTCGAAGAACATGGTCTGGCTGTTGAACGTGTGTGCGGTGAAATTCAGGTCAATCTCATCGAGCATAGACAAGCCGCTGCCTCCAACACGAGGAGAATCCAGAATCAGATTGCGTATATCGACAGGCAGGAACCGACGCATAGCGTCACTCTTCAGGAACGACACAATATCGCCAGCCTTGATCTCGCTGACCTTGAATCTGTCCACATGCACATAGCGGGGCGTATCGCTATTATCATCCTTCAGAATGTAATAGCCGTTCAGTCTGAGAAAATAATGCAGGTATGACGAGTTGATCGTATAGGTCTTGTTGCCGTTGCGCTGCCCGATTTTCTCCTCCCAGTACTGGGCAGGCATAGCCAGCGCCAGCAAGTTACGGAAATCCTCATTGGACGGGTGCAGTTCCACATAATCACGGAAGTCCTTGCGCGGCTTGCCCCGGCGGTCACGGTACCGTCCCAAGGATTCGGGCAGCCACACGGTATAAATGTGCAAAAATTCCAAAGCCAGTTCCGTACCCTTACGGATGCCTGTACTATCAATGTCGGGGATATTATAGAGACGCTTCACGTATTTCATGATCTCTTTAATTTCATCAGACGTGATCTTTTGTGTCTCACTATTGAACCACAAGGGATAATACCCCAACGCCCGGACACACAGCGCATCACGCTCACCAGAGCAGATGAACGCCTCTTCGAGCTTCTGCGATATGTAAGGCTTGCCCTCATTGGCCGGATCATCAAAAAACTGCGTCTCTTGTGAGGCGTTCCATTTCGCCCAAGCGGCCTTCAACTCGTACAGCCCATTGGTATAATACCGGGGTTTGACGCCATCAGGCGTATAGCTGAAACGCCACTGCTTGTCCGGATTCAACGGCTCATAAATCTTGTAGAAAGATTGTTCGCTCTCCGGCTTGCCGTCCGCTCCGGGAATGACACACTGACGCATCAGAATCGGGTAAGTCGGTGTGGTGTATTTGGTGGTCACCTCACGGTTCTTGACGTAGCTGATTGACTTGGCCACATACCAATGTAACGCATCGCAATGCTCCTGTTTCACACGAGGGCCCAGTATGGCAAGCTGCTCAGGAGTAAACGCTTCTTCAAGCTCGAAGAACCGGGAACCTTCAGCTTCATCAGCCGAAGCCGGTCTCTTGCGTATATCAGGCTTGTTGACGGAATGCTTCAGTTCGTCGGAAACATTATAGCGCGCAGCCAGCAAGACAACGGCCTCGCCAAAACTGACGTGCTCCTCCCTCATGCAAATATCAATCGGGCTGGTAGCCGTTCCCTGGTCACCAAAATCGGTCACCTTGTAACAATCACCGTATTTGCGTATGCATGCGGACGCATCGTCTTCGTCCGGACGAATCTTAAATTTTTTACGGTTATCAACACATCCCTCGGCCTGTGGATAATAATACAGAATGATATCCAGACCATCATGAGAAGCGGCATATATATCTGAAGCTTTTATCATAGAGTCTTATATTAGCGGTACAAAATTACAGAGTTGCATTTTTTTCGGAAAGACCAGCCTCTCCCCCTGCCTTTAGGGGAATGTCATAGTCTCTCTTGCGAATGTTATGTGTGCCTGCATAGCAGCGTCCGTATCCGTCCCAAAACACGCGCCTGTCGGTCGGAATCCGGCACATCACTCCATTCACCAGTTTTCGCTTGAGCACACGAATGGCACCTGTCACCTTGCGGACCTCACCGGAATGGTCGGTAAGAAAGAACCGGAAGAAGGACACCCCCTCGGGTTTGGCTTTTTCCCAGTCTTGAATTTTATATAATTGATAGCTGTTCATGATTGTCTTTTTTAGGGTGTAACATTCCTGCAGAACCTACATTCATAGTAAGTTCTGCTATGGAACAATAGTTTATAAACGCACGCGAATCCGAACGACCGAACGACGATGTTGAATTAAGCGATAGCCTCCATGCCCCGCAATTGTTCGACGAGCAGGTTTCTAAGGTTTGCCAACGAGTAAGCGGTTGCATGAACCATGCGACCATTAGCCAGTTTGAGCCGTCCGATAAAGAAAATACCAGTGTCTGCGAGTTTGATTTTTCTGATAAGCGGGCATTGCTCGACAAGGGCAGCCCCCAATTGCGACCGCATTTCTTTTGACTTTGACGGGTTGCGGCGACGTTTACCAGTAAATGGATGGTAACTACGCAATTCGTTGCTATTGAGTTTAAGAGTAATAAGGCTCGTTTCGTGAGCTGAAGCCGTTCCGAGACCGCTAGACATTGCAGCGTCAAAAATGTTGAGTTGGTTGATAGACATACAACTATTTTTAATATAAAAAAAGTACCTGTGCCTTTCCCGCTGTCTATCACATACTCAACGAATGCTGTGGTTCCATTACAGTTCCACACGGGGGTACACAGATACCTATATAGGTTTTCTTTAAGCACGGACATAAAAAATGCCTGCACCGCCAATGCAAGCTCTCGTCCTGCACTCGTTGATATGATATTTATGATAGACGTTGCAAATATAGTGATATCTGGGGGATTAACAAACATTTTGGTCCGTTTTTTAGTTTTTAGAATAGGGTTGGTTCGTCTTTCAACCGCTCTGAGCGCAGCTTCTCCAGCTTGCGCTTGGTATCGTTGATGCCTTTGGTGATAACCTCTTTCTGCTGGTTGTAGTCGGCAAGCTGTTCCAGCAGAGCTATCTCGACTTGGTTCTGCTCAACCACCCGCTGCATGTGTCCCGTGAAGTGTCGGTACAAGACACGGTAACACTGCATCCGATATTGACGAACGGCTTCTTGCGCCTCCGGCTTCACATTCTTGGGATTGACAGTAAAGATCCAACCAAAGATGAACTCTACCGGGAGACAACACATTTCATATTGCTTACCATCTGCCCCAGTTGTGGTGCTGAGCACCATAACTGACGACAAATCCTCATCGTCTTTAATCTTCTGCCATTGTACCTTATAGTCTATTCCCAACGCCTCGCAAATCGGCTTGATGGCTACCAGTTGTTCGTCACTTGTAGCAATGATGTCCACGTTGTTCACTCTTGCAATTGTTCTTGTTTTCATAAAATTGGATGTTATCAGGATTATTTCATTTGATTTTGATACCAGTAGGCAATCAACTCGCCCACGTTACGCACCTTGATTTTTGCTTTAATATTTTCTCTATGCCGATTAACGGTACAAGGTGATATGTGCAATTCTGCTGCGATATCGTCCGTCTGGTAGTTGGATGCTATTAACCGAAACACTTCCATCTCACGTTCTGTCAATGAAGTATTCAACTCAGGACGACATATTACCCCCTCATGCTCACACTCGCCCCGAAGAGGACATTTAACCTCTTCGAAAACAAATAGGCCATCTCTGTTTATATCTAAATTATGCTGATCATATTCGCCGAAGTTACAGCGTATGAATCGATGAACAACCCGGAATTCATAATACCAACGATTCATTGTACTGCTTGAATAAATCTGCATCAAACGGGTATGTGCTTTAGGGTATCGATCTCGAATAACTGATAACATGCACTCTATCGTCGGACGGTTGTTCTCATCCAAAACCACAGCCGGCCGCCCTAACTCCTTCATCATAACATCCCCTTCGGGCGTGTTGTAGAACTCTATGTTGGCTATCTCATTCATCTTTAGATGGGAACAATTCTTCAACACTCATACCAAGATATTCGGCTATGATTTTTTGCTTAATAGGAGCAGGAGGATTCAACCCGTTTATCCACCTGTACACCGATGCCGGAGTAGAGCACGTGATTTCTGCTAACTTCTTAATAGTATCCATCTGCTGATTCGGCAAGCTCTTCATGTAGTCTGTAAATACCATAATTGATAAATTATTAAAGTTTTATATTCGTTTAATATCTCTTTTTACTAACTTAGCTACGTGAATTTATTAACATGATGCAAATATGATAACTATATTTATCATATACAAATAGAATGATATTTATATTTATCATGTTAACTTTTATTATATATATGATGATAAAGCAACGCTTACTTGACATCTGTGAAGCTCTAAATATATCAGCTAATCAATTTAGCATTGATATAGGTATGAGCAGATCATACATAGCTAATTTAAAAAAGGACATAACAACAGAAGTACTGCTAAATATACATGTCAAATACCCTTCAGTTAATATCATGAGGATTATTACTGGAGAAGGAGATATCTTGCTCTGCAAACAAAATTTGCAGATTGACAATTCTTTTTTTTTAGAAAAATATAATCAGCTTGAAATCGAAAACAAGAAATTGCTTTTGGAAGTGGGAGAACTAAAAGGTGAACTCAAAACAATTAAAAAACATGCCCAAGTGGAAGACAATGCAATATGTGCCGATGCAAGCGGATCAGATTTGGAGAGATAGAATATATAGTAAAAAAATATTAATAATCAAAACGATAGGGAACTATATCTATAAAATAAATAGGACATATTTCGGACTCACACATATAATTTTAACCCATTTCGGGAATGTATATCGTTGATTTTCAATCACAATCATCTTATAAAAAGACAAATAAGGTCAGGCCTCCGCAACTTCAATCAAAGAGAAGCAGAATTGCTTCTCTTTTTTATTTCCCCAGTATTTTTTTATTTCTTATCTT